CCATATTCTGCTTTTGCAGCTTGGTCAGATGTTCTTTTAGCAGTGTAATCTGGTATTATTTTATCAGCTTTAATAATTTTTTTATCAGGGTTAGAAAGTTTATTTGAAGCTCTTTCTAGCTCAATAGCACTTTCTTGAAGATCTGAAAGTTCTTTTTCTATGGCTTCAATATTTTGCCCTTCTTTTGCCAATCCAATTAACTCAGCAGCCCTTGCTTCTATTGCATCAGCTTTTGTTTTAATTGCCAAAGCCTCATCAGTTCTTAGGTATTTACCTTCTTTATTTTTTGTAAGAATACCTGCTGATTCCATCTCTTGAAGATACGAATCCATATCATTTAAATTTGGTTTAATATCAGTTCCTTTAAAACTGTCATTAAATGCCTTTAAAAGAGAATTTGCAGTTACAGGACCTGTGGCAAGAATGTCTTCTATAATAATAGAGGCATCAATATTCATTTGCTCTATTGTTTGATCAGATGCATCAATCTTTCTATTTTGAGTTGTTAATACAGGTTTTTGTATTTCTCTTTCTCTTGTAGCAGCTTCTGGACCTATTATGCTGTCTAACTCTGTTAATGTAACATCTGAACTTGGATCTAAACCTAACCTTTCTTTTTGTAATGCAATTCTCATTGCTTCTTCTTTAGGCAAGTTAGCCAAAGGTATTGATTTGAATGGTTGGCGAGTCTCTGCTGCAGCTGCAAGTAAGCTAGATGTATCTGCCTCTTTTTGAGATATTATATTTTTTATTTTATTAGAATAGCCTTCAGTTTCAACAGGCTGTTGATTTGCATCTTCTCCACTTTGATCAGCAGGAGGCGACAAGCTTTTTGGTTTAAAGGAGTTTTTAAATTTTTCGTAATTTTTTTGTCTTTGAATAGCCTGCTCTTGTTGAAGTGTAATATCTTGAGCCAATTCTGAGTATTTGTTAGCTCCTCTTTTGCCACCTATAATTTCACCAGTACTTTTTACAGTTCCACCTAATAGACCAGCAGCAATACCTACCTCCATGTATTCATCTAAAGCTTCTTGATCTCCTAAAGGCTTTCCAGCTTGTAATCTTTCTAATACTTGCTGACCAATTTCAGTGGGCACTTCTGTTACAACACCAGCTGCCGCTCCCTTTCCAGCTCTTGTAAAAATACCACCACCTTTAGCTAACGGTGCTAAGAAGCCTCTTATTAAAAATCTATCTGCAACTGCATCAAACAATGACTGAGGAAGGGCGGCTAATAAAGCTGCGCCTTCATTAATTTCTATTTTATTTCCTTTAGCTATTTCTTCTTTTTGAGCTTCACGATTTTGACCATAGAAAAAAGGTATGTTTGCTGCTACTGCACCAGTTACAGCTCCGACTACTCCTCCAATAGCTGTGCCTATTCCCGGTACTATAGAACCAGCGGCAGCTCCTGCCTTTCCGCCTAAATATCCACCTGCTAAACTTGGGGCTAAGTTTGGTAATTGTTGGCCTAAATTAACTTGCATATAGTCAATAAAGCTACCAACATCATTTATACTGCCTGCGTTTCTTGCACTTCCTGCTGATTCTTCTAATTCTTTTCTATTGTTTTCTGCAACACTAGCGCCATAATCTTGAAGGCCCTGTAAACCAAGAACCTTTCCTGCTCCCTCTAATGATGATCCATAACTTTGTTGTATTAGATCAACGCCTCTGCCTATTCCTTCTGAAAATCCTGCGTCATCATCTTCACTTAAAGATACCTGCTCTTCTGTTGTTGTAAGCAATCCATCGTTGAATAAATAATCAGCAATCTTATCCGCTTCTTCACTTGTAGGAGTGTCTCCTTCAATTTCAAAGTCATATAATTTTCCTGATGTAGGACTTATATTTGAATACATTCCCATTTAAGAAGCCTTTTGTTTAGATGGTAACTTTCCCACATTAACTTTTGGTCTTGGTCTTATTTGTCCAGCACCAAACAATTGACTCTGTTGATAAGTTAAGTCAGCAATAGAAGCTTTTAAATCGTCAATTTGTTTTGTAACATTTGCAGGCACATCTTCACCATACACACTTGCTTTTTCTATCAAGTCTGCAATTTGTTTTTCTTTAGAAGAAATAGATGTGTTATATGTGTTTATTGCCTGTATAGCACTTGATCTTGTTAACCGGCCTTTACTTACTGCGCTTAATCGAGCTGTCTCCATCTTAGATCTTGCATTAAGTATGTCTGTTAATCCTTCTTGGTAACGCTTATTGGAATCACCAAATGCAGTTAGACCTGCGGTTCCACCTTCACCAATAGCTCCTGCTAAATTAGGGTTATCAGAACTCATTATTGCCAGTCCAGCTTGCGCAAGTGCCATCCATTTATCAGAGTCTTTATTTTTTTCTAAATCAGCTTGCCTCTTTAGTAACTCTTGCTCAATAGTCAAAGGTTTTTCTTCTGTAGAAGTTGATTCCAACTTTGGCTTAGTCTCTACTTCTTTATTTCCATCACCAATAAATGCCTTATTTTCTTCTGCAACATCTTTATTTTCTTGAGCCTCTACTTCTTTTTTGTTACCGGGCTCTGTAAAAAAATCAGACACACCGCTTATTGCTGGAGCTATTAAATCTGTACCAAATTTTGCAATGTCATATGGTGCCTCATATAGCATATTAAGATTTCTTCCAGATCCCTTCATCATGCTCTCAAAACCAGTATCTGTTGGTTTTTCAGATAAATCTCCTTTAATTTTTGGGCTTAAAAACTCAAGTGCCGCATCACCTGTATCGTACATAGCAGATGGAATACCTTTAATGTATTCTAAAAAATCATCTCCATAGCTTGTTTCTTCAGGTAACCCATCGGCTGCTCTAATAACTCCGCCTTCTGCAAAGCTCTTCGAAAGATTTTCACCCGTGAATTTTGCCTGATTACCATAAGGTACGGCTCTTACGCCTTCAAATACAGTGCTATCATCACTAGGCATAACCGCAGGTCTAGGTAAACCTTTCCCACCCCTATGTGTTTGATACGGATACGCAATAGCGGGTCTTACTCGATGTCTCATTCCACCTCTATCCGTAAGTCCGGGCAATTGCATTGTGTTTCCTGATTGATTTTGATTTAAATCAATTTTAAATTTTGACTCTGCCTCTTGTTGCACACCATCTAAATAAGGATCTATCTCTTGACCCATACCTGCTCTTATCTCATTACCAAACTGTGCAAGGCCACCAGACGCCATCTTCATGGGGGCACTTGCTCCAGCACTATCTGATACTGCGCTTTGAGGGGCCATAGCTTCGGACATGCCCATCATTCCTTGTTGTGGAACACCAGCTGAAGCCACTGCATCTTGAGCGACAGTTTGTTGTGTACTTGCTTGCCTTGCTTCAAAATCACCTTTAACTCTTTTTCTTCTATTAAGTTCTGAAAGTACAAGAAACTGTGGGGCATTACCACTTGGCTGCTGCATTTCACTTATTAATTGATCTTGAGAAAAGTTTTTAAGGTCGTCTTGAACCTGCAATACATTCATCATTAGCCTGTTATCCCTTTATATAAACCAAGACCAGCTATTCCTGTGCCTAACAAGTCTTTAACTGGATTGTAATTTTGAAATTTACTAGACTCTGTGCTTGGAGCAACTGGAACGCCACGAAGTATAGAAGACTGAAATGTTAAGTTTTCTTTAGGCATATCTCTTTGTCTTATAAAATCTTCATACCCTATATCAAGTCCTGCTTGCTCTCTTGCTTGCCTGTCTTTTCCTATTTTTTCTAGTAGCTGGGCAGACTCTATATCTCCTGCTCTAGCTTTTTCACCTAACTGAGCTAACATTTGACTTTGTTGAGTCATAGCATCTGCTGCTCCAAGACCCATCTTTTCTGCAGAAAATCTAGCGTCTCTATCAGCGCCAAATTGTTGTTGAGCTTGTTCAAAAGCTTTCTGTTGTCCTTCGGCTTGTATTCTTTGCATATCTCTTTGAAGACCTTGACCAGCTAAAGCCTGTTGAACTCCTTGTCTAGACCCACCAAAAGCTCCAGCTTGTTGAGCTGCAAAGTTACGATCACCTTGAGCTCTATCAAAATCTAATAGAGCTTGGCTTTTTTGAACATCTAATACATTTTGTACATATGGAGACATATATTTTTGAGCTTGAGCTGAGTCAAACATTTCAGGGCTAAAATTCATTCCTTGTTTAGTTCTGGCCATAGCCGATGCTAACCCTGCATTAGCCGCATCATATCCGGGCATACCAGCTTGCGCTGTTTGTCTAGCCTTTTCTCTAGATGCTGTTATATCAGAATTTTCATTAGCTAATCTTTGACCCTCATAAGGGGTGTATTCTCTTTTAGATTCTGCTTCTGATCTTGTCATCAAGTCCATAAAAAAAGGTTTTGCATAAGCAGGCAAAGCACTTTGATTTATATTCTGTTCTGTTTGTTGTTGAGGTTTTGGTGCGCCTTTACCCATTTTCTATCTCCATTTTATAAGCAATGTAATCTGGTTTCCAATTATATTTTCCTAACACTCTTATCCATGCTTTTCTTCCATAAGCTTCTAAATAAGAACAGCCACAATCTTTAGCGTATGATGTTAAATCTTTCATAGCCAAAGGCAACCATTCTGACATTCTTCCACCACCTACCCAATCCATAGCTAATGATTTTTTATTAGGATAAATAACTACTCTAGTTGTAATGCCTGCCACTACTTTTCCTGTCTCTTTTGTATCATCTATAGCTAACCATAAATTATAAGTGCCTTCTTCTAAATCTCGATAAATATCATCAATATGAAATTTACCACTGCTTGTATTTACTGCTTTTGCAAGCATTTCCGACACATCTTCCCAAAACATATTTAAACCTTCTTTAGGAACGGATGTAAATATCATGCAGGCAACATCATTTGAGATGGTACTGCAGGAGGTTGTGTTGTGCCACCTGTTCTCATTTCTCTAACTCTATCCATCATTTCATAAAGTTTGTCAGAGCCTGAATCTGAAGATCCATTTCCTATACCACTTACAACATCAGCAGGAACAACAAATTCTCCATCACTTAAAAGGACATCTTGATCTTTACCCAATGAAGCAGGAACCATATCAGCCATACCATCGCCTGCGCCTGTTACCATACCATCACCTTCTTTTGGCTCTCCACCAATTTCACCTGATTGAACTTTGCCAACTAAATCTTGTAATGCCTGTTGCCCAAACTGAGCTACAAATTGACCTAATATAACTTTTTGTTGATCTGGATCTTGCACTTCACCTTGTATAACATCTATAGCACCACTGATAAGTTGCTTATCATTCATGCTACTTTCACCCATGCCTTCACTTTGCATAGAACCTAATCCCATTTCCATAGCCATAGGATCTTGTAGATCTCCACCTTCTGCATAGTTTTTAGCTATATTATAATCTAATTCTCTATTGCTACCTGAATCATAGCCGTAATCACCAAATACAGATGTGTTTTTAATAGGCATACCTCTTATAACTTCTTCTTCTGGTTTTTCTTCAATAGCAGGAGGTTTCATCATACTACTAGATGCAAGGCTGCCTAAACCTGCTCCTATTGCTTCTGGTCTTGTTAGTTGAGACATAAGAGAAGGAGCTACTCCCGTGTGTAAAGCAGAGTCCATACCGGGACCAAATGGTGATAATTGTGATGTAACATCAGCCGTTAATCCCGGATTTGCTGGATTAGATCCTAGAGCACTCGAGCCACCACCCATTTGGCCACCAAGATAACCACCAAGGCCGCCCATTGCTGCGCCTCTAAGAGCATCTTCAGTACTGCCCCCTTCTAATAAAGAACCTAGACCACCACCTATAGCACTTGCAAATGCAGGAGGCATTCCCGGAAACATAATTGGGGCTGCTAAACTAAATATTGTTCCTAACATATTAAACTCCTATTTCTTTCATTCTTTGAACTAATCTTTCTGCTCTATTTGGTACTTGTTTATACCATTTTGAATCTGTCATCTCTATAGATGCCTTTTCCCAATCACTTTTATTCACAGCTGCTTTTAGCTTACTAAATTTTGACAGTCTTGTGTAGCCTAAATTATACATCATATTACATAAGATCATCTTTGCTTCTTCAGGTAAGCTATAAAAATCTTCATATAATTTTTCACAGTCTTCTACAGTTCCTTGGATATCATCATTAAAACAAGAGTTAATTCTTTTCCTACTTACTGGAGTTCCTACTGGCATACCGTATTCAGGGTCATTCTTTTTTACCAAATGCCCAATTCCAAAAGTTTCTAATTTTAAATGATCTAAATAAATTTCTTCTACGTTTCCTTCGTCAGATTCTATCTCTTCTCTTAATTTACTTATATCCAACTTTATCTCCCTTGCTTTTGTCTTAAAGACTTAACATGTTTTTTATAAAAATAATTCCCTATTGCGTTAAAAAATACAAAAATCTTTAACCAAAAATGCACCATTATCTTTTCTTTATTATTTTAGTTAATGCTTTAGCCTGACCCGCATGTAACTTAGATGCTTTGTTAAGACCTTTAATAACTTTTTTAACTGTTGATTTGTTTTTCTTTTTCATTATTTCCTCTTTATCATTTTCATTGCTTGCCCTACGCCTTTAATACCAAACGAACTACTAACTGCTATAAATAATAAATACTGATACCACTCTGGCAAAGTATTTAATACTTCAAATCCTGATCTAACATACTCTGTCATACTAGGAATGAAAACTAAAATCGCTGGAGCCAACAGGACAATTAAAGCAAATTCATCCTTCCAGCTTGAATCTGTAGATTCTGCCATGGATTTTTCCCACGCTATTTCACCTGACGCTACTTTATCAGCAACTGCTGCTTTTGATCTTGCTTGAGCTACTTTAGCCTGACCATCTGCCTTTACTTTTTCTACTTTTGATTCCATCCATGAACTAGCTAAGTTTGCTATTGGACCTATTAACGCTGCAAACATATTAATACACCTTTACTGTTTTGGGGTCTATTGTTGGAACTAACTTGCACATGCATTGATAGACCTCATCTTTATTATTTCTAGTAATTATCTGATTGTGTAATTTTTTTTTATAACTAATACAATCGTTAACATCTTTAAAATATATTCCACCTTCTATTTGCACCCCAAAATAACACATCAGCATAAAAGCTGTCATTACAAAGAACTTTGTGGCGTTCTATGTAAAGCAAACTCTTGTATACTTGCTACAACATGCAATCTATCGGCTGTTGCTGCTGTTACTGTTAATATTTCTCCACTTTGTAATATTAAATCTTCTGTTAACAGTTCTATTGTTGTACTAGCCCCAACCGCTTTTACATGAAACAAAGTAAATACAGTGCTACCATTAGTAATAATCATTGTTATTGTATCAGCATTGCCAGAATCTTCTGCAACTAATATTGAATTAACAACAGAGGCATTAAAATCTGAAGAGCTTGGAGCAGTGTATAAAACAGTAGCATTTGCTGTTGTCAAATCTAATTTAGCATTAGTTAAACCTTGAACATATTGCGGTATACTAGTAATTAACATTATCTTCTTCCATCTTGAACTACGTTAACTTGAGGATTGCCTAATTTAAACTTTGTACCTATTGTTGTTGCTTCAACCTTTAAAGCAAATGTTCTTCCTCTAACTCTTAAGTCTAATTTTTCAGTGTAAGCTTCTACAGGACTTGTGGCTGTTCTTTGTGCTACTTCTGTATCATCTTGAGTAAATCCTGAACCAGAATGAGTTCTAGCTTTTACAATAAAATTTACACTAGGGTTAGTGGATGTAGACCCGTTAAAATTAATGTCAGGTATAATGCTGCTTACAAAAGCAAATCTTCCAGTTTCTCCTAATGCCATAGGTGCTGATTCTACAAATGCTGTCATTGGAGAGCCATCATCATCATATCCAACTTCATGGTTGTATAAATACTGACCTCCTGTTGCAACAGGTAATGTTCTAATACCTCTATCTAACCAAGCTTGTCTTTCAAGGCTTCCAAAATACCAAACGTTTTCTCCATAATTATATGTTACATAAGAATCAATTTCAGTATTATTATTATTAACGCTAGGATAAAACCAAATTATTTCAGTAAATTCAGAATTAACTCCAACATGCACCTTTGATTTTTCTTCAAAATTAAAATTTAAAAATACTTTGTCTTTTACAGCACAAGGTATTTGTTGAGTCTGTCCTGAATAAACATAGAATGTATCAACTCCCATCCAATATACGCTATCGTCAACAGCTATAGCTGAAGCAGGGCTCATAATAGTTATATTTTTAGCAAGTTCTTTTATACCAAATGTAAATGGAGGACCAATAAACTTCATTGCGTGTAAACTTTTATTTGTAAAAACTAATATTTGTTCCTTTGTTTCTACTGCTTGCATAAACTCAGACCCACCACCTAGTCTAATTTCACCAGCAGTATTTGTTGTAGTTGGAAACCAATCTACAGGATTTTCTTGAGAAGAAAATCTTATTAACAATGGATCTTGAATGCCATTACCTTGTGTTGTTGTAAGGGTTGCCCCTAAAGCATCAGCTCCAAATGCTATTACATGTCTATCTGAATCAGAAACTATAATTTGTTTACATATTTGAGGGACGCTTGTTTCACCACTCAACAAAGATGTTGCACTTAATTCAACAGCTCTAGCTGTCAAACCTGTACTTCTATCCCAATAAAACAGACCACCATCTCTAGGATTAATAATTAAATCTTCACCAAAGTTATCATGAGACCAAAGTCTTATTTGCGCTCCCGGAACAGTAATTGAAGCAGCACTTCCAAATGATACAAAGTCATCTGTTGATAAAACGTTACCTTTTACTAAAAAAACTAATGTATTGTCTGCATGAGTTACAGCAGTCGTGCCGCTATGACCACGAGTTACAGTCATAGTATTGTCATCACCTGTGTTAGCAACAAGCATTAATTCTTGATCAATTAAAATAACATCACCAGCAGCAGTCATGCCAGTTTCGTCATCTACATCGATAGCAGTTTCGCTATTATCTAAAGCTTCATTAAGTTGCGTAGATAAAGCATTACTTGTTGTACCACTCCATTGACCAGCTCCCCAGCCAGTTCCACCAACTGTTGTATTAAGGCCAGTGTTTATTTGATAATTTCCTATAACACTACTTCCACCAGCCCCATCATCATCGCTATTAGCAGCTACCGATGCAATTACTGTATAAGAATTTGAACTTATTAATGCTAATATTTTATATTCTATATTTAATATTGCCGCTGTAATAGCGCCACCTAAACTATCTGCACCAGAAAAAGTAACAAAATCATTTTCATTCGCACCATGTGCAGGATCTATTACAGTTATAGTTGTAGAGCCATTAGTTGCAGAAAAAGTTATATCACCTGCACTTGTAGTTGCTCTTATTGGAGTGATGTCATTAAACGTTTGACCTTCTTCTATGTAATACTTTAACTCAGTTCCTAGCCCTAAAAAATCTGAACCATCTAATGCAATCCAGTTATGTAATCTTCTTGCTGATCCTTCGTAATCATTAGGGCTATACTTAGACCAGCCACCCATTTTTTCAGGAGTGCCTAATCTAAATCTAATTTTATCTCCATCTACAAATCCACCTTCATTACTATATGGAGTTATGTCTGACGATATTCCTGCTTTAAAACTTAATTTAGTTAATGGCATTAGAAAGCACTCACCGATCTTGTTCCCGTATGGCTGGTTACTGATATATCTCCACTTCCGTTATTAACTGGTAAAATAGCAAATGGTTGGTTACTTCCATCATTTCCAGAAATAGTTCCTGTTATATTAAATGATCCATCTGTTGAATCTCTATTAGAGACAGCAGTGGCTCCTGCATTAACAGTAACGTTACTATATGGCTCGCCACCAGATAAAACGCATGGTATAGCTAAATTATTTGTAAATGTAAAACGTCTACCTGCTGTAACACCTTTACAATCTACATTTTTTATTTGATTAAATGCTCCACGACCTTGAGTCATAGCCATTACAGCTTGACCATTGGCAGCATTAATAAACATTTCAAAATTAAAGGTTCCACCATTACCATTATTTACACCAGATATAACGCTATTCCATTTCATATATCTATATGCAACGCCATTATATGTATATAATTGGTTTACACTTGGATCTGGAGATGCTCTTCCTTCTAAAGAACTAGGTCCACCGGGGCCAGTTAAAGCACCACTAATAGGAGTTCCATCTTCTGAAAAAGCATGTGTAAAAGTCATCCCAAAATCAGCACGATTTGCATTAGTCATGGCAACTCCACCTAAATTTGTGGTAGTTGCTGTGTTATAATACGTTTCATTAACTAATAAACCTACTTGTCTAAAACTTTCAACAGGCCATAGTACAGTTGTATTCCCATCACCAAATGCAATGCCGCCATGAGCATTCCTATTATCATCTATAAAAGTACCAATAAAAGTATGGTCTCCAGTGGTTATAGCCATTGTTGAATTGTCTGCTGTTGATATTGTTGTTGTACCAGTATTACTTGCGCTGGCAACAGAACTTGTAAAGGTTTTTAGTGTTGATTGTACGTTACCACTTCCTTTTAACTCAACTGTTGTATTAGGATTATTATTTGTAATTGGTGAACCATTAGGATCCAGTATAGTGTTGCCGTTTGTATCTATAATTATTTTTTGATGAGCGTTATCATTTGACATAGTTAAATTTCCAGATATATTTCCTGTTAATTTAAATAATTGTATAGGTAACTTACTTGTAGTTGTACCTGCTTTATTATTAAGATTACCATCTGAATTAACTTCAGTAAATCCTACATTTGATACTAATGGTATGCTCATTTAACACCTAAAACTTAACTGTTTCTGAAAAAGAAAATCCAGCTCCATTGAATATTCCAACCCCTAATTCAGCACTGGCTCCTAAAGATATTCCAGAAGAAGTTACTGCACTATTATTTGTCCAATCTATTGTCATGCTATTTGCACTAGTTGTTTTATCAATAACGACATACTGACCAGCAACTAAATTAGTTATAGCAACTCTCACTGTTTGACTACCACTTGCAACCACAAGAGGTTGATAGACTGATGTAATTGCACTGGGAGTAACAGTTACTAAGCCTGATACATTTAATGCAGTTTTTGCTTCAACTAAATTTTGATTAAAATATGTTGAGAAAGTGGCTGCTGTAGTTTGCCTCATTGTACCACCGTCATTAGTAACAATACCATCTCCTGCGGCAACGGCAGTTGTTCCAACAGTTGCACCGCCATCCATAAGGTTTAATTCTGCACCTGTGGTAGTAACAGCTGTGCCAGAAACTGTTAAAGATGCTAAATTTAATCCAGATGTTAAATCAATAACTGCAGCAGCCGATCCTGCTCCATCTGCATAAACCATACTTTTAGCGCCAGCTACTACAGTAACATTAGCTCCAGAACCTTGAGATAATATAACGCTTTGATTTGTGCCATTTTGAACAAAATACATTTTATCTTGATCATTAGGAGATATTGAAATTGTATTTGTTCCAGATGGAGAGCCTGCTAAAACAAGAACTTTATGTCCACCCTCTGATAATGTGCCATCACTTGTAGTTAAAGTAGTAGTTGTTCCAGTTAAAGTAATTGTGACTACACCATTTATTGCTCTATCTAAAATATCTAAATTATTATTTGTAGTATTGCCCCAAGTTCCAGCTTGTTCGCCAGCTCCAATTTTTTCTATTCCACTATTTAAAGTATATGTACTTGCCATGTTTACCTCACTGTATTTCTGTCCATGTTTCCGTACCAGACGGAGTTATTTCTGTATAATTTTCGTTGTCATTAATAGTTATTTCTGTATAAATTGATGTGGTCGAAGCTTCTATTATTGCATATTTTATTTCTCCAAGAGTAGCCTTTGTAAAATTTAAATCTTGCAAAGAAATCCCTGAACGTATCATAATACTATTTGACGTTTCTGTAAATGCAGATTCAATAACAAGAATTTCACTATTAAGTGTTGATCCTTTTAATCTTGTTCCTTCTGAAGTTTTTGTGTAATCAAAACTTAAATCTGCATTAGCTCCAGCTGAAACATACAACGCCACTCCTGTTTGTGTAAAGTTAGCATCCACTGAAGAAACACCTGACATCACACCTGATGCTACATTGGCTGTTGCTGCTATAGCGCTTAACTCTGCAACACCTGCTAATAATATTGTTTGATCAGAAAAAGTCCTTTCAGAAAATGCAAGTGAACTAAACAATTTTATTATCCTTCTAAGGTTACTATTCTAGCTGTCAATGCTTCTATTGTAGCTTGTTGTTCTTGCAATGCTTTTGTGAGTAAAGGTACAAGTTTGCCTTTGTCTATGCTTTGCATATCTGGAATAGTATTTCCATCAGAATCAAGTTTGTTATCACCAGCAGAAACACCATCAGGTAATTTTTCACTAGAATTCCAAACTTCTACTGCATCTTTTGCTCCAGTAACAGCTTCTGGAACGATTGCTTGTACTTCATGTGCTAAAAAGCCATCAACTGTAGTATCTGCATCTATAATAAAGTTAAAACGAGATGGCTTTAATTGTTTTAATCTAGTGGTTGCATCCCAATCAGTAACTACATTTTCTTTTAATCTATAGTCTGATGATTCATTGAAGGATGTACCTGAATCAGTTATTGTAATATTACCTACACTTGAGCCACTTGCTTTTCTAAAGTTTTGCAACAGACCAGCATTTCCTCTTTTCATATCAAAGCATTGAGAGCCAGATGGTGTTTCTATTTCCACCTGACCATTTACACTTAATACAGCACTACCAGTTATAAGGTCAGCATTTGTATTAATTTGAACACTGTCTGTACCACCATTTACAACAAGCATATTTGCTTGACCATTTGACTCAACACGGAAGTCTATGTCTGCACTACCTTCATTTATAATAACTTCAGATTGACCATTTGCTGCTGCTCTGCCTATACGTAAATAGTCTACTGATGAACCATTTGTCATGACACTAAGTTGGAACTGCCCATCTTCTGCACCATTTGAAGCATCTCTTAATGTATTGTTAATATTTGAGTAAATGGTTGCTTCACCAGCATCGTTATCGGCAGTAAACTTGATTGAACCAACGGAATCTCCATCAGCAGGATTAGCAGAATCTCTAACTAAATCTAATAATGGACCAGTAGAACCATCAGCATCCGTAGATTTCAAAGTTAATTGTGCAGTGTTATCAGCAGTAGTTATTGTTGCTCCAGCACTTGATGTAATTGCACCATCAACTTGTAGAGTAGATGCCATATCTACTGCACCATCTATGTCAACGATATCAAGGTTTGTAGTGCCAGCTACATCTATCGCACCAGATATGTCTAAAGTAGCTGCATCAAGTTCACCAGTTATAGTAAGGTTTCTTATTCCAGTGTAATCTTTATTGGAGTCTAGAATAACAGCTTTTGATGCTACCGCTGTTCCTACTGCTGTTGAGCCTATATCAAGAGCATTGAGCTCACCGACTACTGCGGTAATTCCGTCTAATGCGTTTAACTCAGCCGCAGTAGAAGTTACCCCATCTAAAATGTTTAACTCGGCTGTTGTAGAAGTTACCCCATCTAAAAG